CGTTATGTTCGATAGGAAATATAACAAACCTATTAGGGTTTTCTACTAAAATCTTCTCCATATTTATTAATTATTTTGTTGTTCTCTTTGTTTTCTTCTTTCGAGCAAATCTTTTACTCTTTGTCTCTGTTGTTCTTCTTTTTGTTCTTCGAGACCTAAGAACGTTACTGAACTTTCAGTATCAATTTCTAACATTCCGTTATCAAACTTACAATTTTCGAACACGATTCCGTCATCACCAATTCTAGATTTTGTTATGGCGATTGTTGCCAGTTTCATCTCCTTTTGTTGTAATGTCTTAGCAACTGAGATAATAACGTGACCAACTTGTGCCTTTTTAATAGAACCCCCCATTTGGTCTGTAGTTACAACTTCTGATGAAATAGAACTTCTATTACCTTGTGTTGCTGTCCAACCTACCAAATTAAGTTCGTGACACATCGCCTCAAAACCTCTCATAACCGAACCTTCAGATTTCCACTCATCACCCAAATTCTTATCAGGTACGATACAGTCAATATAGTCTAATACAACCATATCCAATTTAATTCCATCAGCAATCATCTTACGAAGTTGATTTTTGATTTGTAACATTGTCAAAGTATCTGATGGTAGTTTCTTTAGAATAAGACGGTTTTCCATCTTGCTTTGTACCTCTCTCACCTTATCCATAACCTCATCTTTCTTGTTAGACAATTCATCAGGATGAACCTTTGTCCATAGAGTGATGTGTTTACGTTGGATAATCTTTGGGTTATCCTCGAAGAATATTTGAAGTACGTTGTATCCCAAATTAAACGAGTGGTTTGCAATTTTTGTTAAGAATGTAGACTTACCTACACCTGTGGGGGCTAAGATAACACCTAATTCTCCTTTTGCCAAACCTCCCTTCAATAATCTGTCAATTCCCGGTATTCCCATTGGGATTGGGTGACGATAATCCTCATTTAATACATCGTCCAAATTAGAGAATACATCGGCCATACCGTCTTCTCTTTCCCCAACTTGTAGAGCTTCTCTAACAAGTTCCTCGAGTTTGTCATAACTCTCAAACTCACCACCATCAATAACTTTTTGAGCTTTGGTGATGGCTTTCTGTAGTTCTTGTTGTTTACAGAATTTGAGAGCCTTTTCTTGTACAAACCCACTACCTTCAATTGTACAATCTTTAATTTTTGTGATAGTATCCAATACAATCTTAGAGGCCAGTTCCTGTTGTAACTCAGATTTGGTAATTTGTTCTAAAGTATCGAACGTTGGTACGTGTTCAAATTTTGAGTAGTACTCCTTAATCATTTGCAAGATGATTTTGAAGTACTTATTCTCAAAATATTGTTGTTCTATAACGTCAATTATGGACCTTCCAAACTCTTTGTCAATAATAATTTGATTCAGTAATTGTACTTGAAATGAAGCTCCTAAATAATCGAAATTTTTGTTTGACGCCATAGTAATGTGTTATTCGTTTTTGATAAATATTATCGCTTAGTACTAATTCCGGCAAATTCGAAACTTAAATTTCTAGCCGAAAAAATGTCAGTAAGTGATGAAAGCAAACTTTTTATATGAGGGCGGATATCTACGGTGTATCTTATTTTAGGAGGGAAAATCTTGGCATCAATCTGACGATGACAAATTGTCATGTCTCCATGTTTAATAAATACGTTAAAGTGCTCAGGTCCGTCAGTATAAGACGTATCCAAAATGGACGGATTGCCTTGAATCTCGTAAGAATTCTCCAACATATAATCCACAGTCTTCATCTTCAAACGATGAATCAAAGTGTCCTTAAACTCTCTGATAAAATCATAGAGTTCGGTTGAATACCTCGCCTCGGGATTGTAGTCACGGACGTTAAAATACCTTTGAACGATGATGTTGTCATTAACCATCATCAAAAACTCAAGTTTTGTTAAATCTTGCTCTTTCATAAAAAATTACTTTTTGGTTTTAAATTGTTTTTTTTCTTTTCTTGTCAATTTCATAAATGGTTTTACAAAGTTTACCCATGCTTCGTCATGTTTTGGGAGGAATTTAAAGAACCCGTCTTCCATCATCATTCTAATGAGGTTTCTGTGTCCCCTTCCTTCGGGGTCTAAAGTTTCACGATAATAAAGTTCGACTAATTCCTTACCTTCTTCTGTGATTAATGGATTAGATAAATCAACGATTTTATTGTTAATCTCAAAGAATTCATTTCCATAGATACCTGATTTTGTTTTACCTGAAAGTAAGTTTTGTAACGCTTTGTTGTCTTTGTCCTCAGTAAGTAATACTTCGGCTCTTGTTAAAATATCGTTATAAGTAACCTCACGGTCAAGAATTTCAGGAAATAATTTCAATAAAGTTTTTTCCCCCAAATAATAGATACCATCAATATTATCCGATTTGTCACCAGATATTATTTTATATGTTTTTACATTATAGTGGGGAATTTCCGCATCTTGTAACTTAATATAATCACCCTTTTTATAGGTTAATCTCTTATTAGGTGAGTATAGGGAAACGTTATCAGATATTAACTGTGTGAGGTCCCTATCACCCGAGAAAATGGTTATAACTTCATCGTTTGCGATTTGACAATAATAGGCAATAAGGTCATCCGCTTCATTGTTATTAATATCAACCTGACGAACAAACATCTCCTCGAGATATTGTTTTACTCTATTTTTTTGTTCGTAAAATGAATCTTCTTTAAAATCCTGACCAGGTTTTCTGTTCTCCTTGTATTGGGGATAGATAATTTTTCGAGCTAAAGAGCTCCCTTCCCCATCCCAAAACACAACAACCTTATCAAAGTTTTCTTCTTCAATAAAACGTCGGGTAGTATTTAGAAAATGCCAAATACCCCCGACGTGTCTGTTTTCGTGAAAGAAATCTTTCACACCATGAAATCCTATCTTTAATAGATTGTTTCCGTCAATTAATAATGTTTTGGTCACCCTATAGTTTATTAAGGTTCTACTTCTTCTTTCAAATCAAAATCCAAATCCGCCACACCCAAAATATCTTTCCAATATTCGGCATGTTCTTTTTTGTAACTTTCAATCGATGCTTTTTCTTCCGCCGGTTCTTTACCCGCCATGAAACCATGAGGAGTTACTATAATTTTACCATCCTCATACCCCAAACCATTGATGTGATTTTTGAGTACTGATATCTTAGTACGAACCGCAAATTTAACAGTTCTCTTATCTTTAGTTGCGGTAATCTTTGTTGTGCCAGCACCTTTTTGATTTCCAAACAAGAATACCAAAGATGAATTCAACCAAATAGCCTCACCACCTTTCGCCTTAATCTTTGGTTGACCAAATGGGTTATCTGGTAACTCAACCCATGGTTGGTTAACAATAACCAAAGTATTCTCAAATTTGGAGTCCGCTTTACGACTACCTGAAATACGTTGATTGATGCCCATACCAATCTTATCAGCCAAGACAGAGGCATTATGTTGCTTTCCACCTTTACCTTCAAAGGTCATCTTACAAGGTACTGAACCAACAGAATCCCAAAGGAAAAGAAGACTGTAATCAAGTTCACCTTTTTCTTGTGCGTCCAACAATGAATTGATGTATTCGGTAATCTGTTCAATATAGTCGAAATTATTATTGAACAAATAGAACCCGTCCCAATCGATTTCACCAGTTGATTCATCAACAACTTCTTCACACTGAAATCCCATGATTCTTGCATGTTCAAATGACCATTTCTGTTCTGTAATAATGAATACAGGTAGAATACCTTTTTTCTGAGCATCAACTGCCGCCTTTACAAGAGCCGTTGTTTTACCTGTATCCGAGTGACCTAAGAACATATTAATATGTCCAATGGCCGGACCAGGAAGACCCACCGCATCCAAAAACTCAGTACCCAAATCAAAATAACGTTGTGGTTTGTATTTTGCTGAGGTCGAGAACTTAGATTTGATTGAATCCAAACCGATTTCTTTCTTTTTAATAGCCATATTAACTATACTTTTTAAACTGCTGTAAAGCTTCGAGTTTATCTTTTGCACTTGCAAGTTGGTCAACGAACTTATCCATCTCTTCCAAATGTTGTGGATGTTCACCAATACCAACGGGATTATTAAAATAAACCAATAGTGTTGCTTCAGCTTCTGAAACTTGAGCGGCGTACTTATTAGTCAACGCCTCATACAATTTTTGTGTAATTTTTTCTTGAGTTGTCATTTTTAAATTTGATTAAAAACCACCCCATATTTCAGGGGCGGTTTGATTAATATTTTTTTTAATTAGAAGGGTAGGTCTCCGTCGGGTTCGTCCTCTGATTGTGGGTCAACAATTTTTTTGCTTCCACCCATAGACATAGTTTCTTCAACATCATTTCCGTAGATATATTTACCTGCATCTGAGTCCCAACGTGGAACTTCACCACGAGCAATTGATTCAAGATATT